CTACTCGCCTTGCAGATCGAAAATCTTTACCAGCGGCTCGTTATTGAGCGCCGCGATAACGATTTCGCCCCGCTCCGCAGTACGGCTACGGTCGATGATCAGTATGTCCCGGTCGAAAATTCCTAAGTCAATCATGCTCTCACCGGCCGCCCGTGCCAGATAGGTGTGCGGCGCTCGGATGTTCATCAGTTCATCCAGAGAAATGCTTCCCTCCAGATGATCCTGGGCAGGACTAGGTAATCCGGCGGGCACGCAAAAGCTAAAGAATGGCAAGGCAATCGTCGACGGTGCGACGAGTCCCAGTAGGTTAACGGGCATGGATCCAGACCTCTAAACTGTATAAGCATGCAGTATTTGGATCCGCGCGGCTGGTTAATCGAGAATGAGGTATTGGCTGCATGCAGAACGAGAACGCGCGGTTCTTTCCGCCGCTCCGTAACCCCACTCCGCTATTCGCTCAGGCACCTCGCGAGCACATCGCTTCCCCCTAGGAACCTCTTGCAACTTCTACGACTCCGCTACGCGACACGGGGTGGGATGCAAAAAAAAGCGTTCTTCTAATAGCTGTAAGGAATGGGCCTCCGTTTTTTCGTCACGGAGGAAGTTGTCCGCTATCGCGCAATAGGGAGCGTGGAAGTTTCTGAAAGCCGCGTGCTTGTTGGGTTTCGCAACTTCTACGAAGGCGTGGATGGTCCCCGACTTCCACGCAATCGCGCTAGATCACTTCCATGACAAAAAAATAGCCTAGAAGTTGGCTGGAAGTCCCGAAAACCGGGCTTCCTAGAACTTCCACGCCCAAAAATTTCTACCAAGACCTGCCGCAACTTCTCACGTCACCACTTCCACGCCAGAAAATCATGAAGGAAGTTGCCGGAAACCGGCACCGGAAGGGGCTCTCGCAACTTCCACGACGATAGAGAGCGGGTCCTAGCTTTCCCCGACGGAAAGACGTCAGGAATTAGGTTTCGGCGATTCAAGAAGGCCCGTTTTGGGGCGCGAAGCTGGCGTACTTCACCAATCAGTCAGCCGAAACCGGGCCGCTAGCGGTCCCCGTAGGGGACGTCAGTTTACGAACCAGCGACCGAACCGATAGGTCGCAACGACCGCTCCGATAACGCCGATCCACTGAACGATCGCAGAATCACCCAGATGGGTTGCCACCTCATTGGCGGTACCGATGAGCAGAGTAAACATGATTAGGGTTAGTGGAATGCTCAGCACCTTCATCAGTACGCTGCCACGTAGCGGGCTTGGTTGAACAACTGCGTCCCAGTGTTCTGACAAGCAAAACGGGCAGCAGCTGGAGATTGGCTTACCTCCGCCAATCCGCCATCCCCGGCCGCCAGCGACACTACGACTGAAGATCACCCGAGGGACCATCATCCGCTTACAGCGGTAACACAGAACGTGGGACATATCGCTAGCTCCTCAGCACTTTGAGAGGATCGTAGCGATGGCCTTCCTAAACCCAAGCATTGAGTTCGGATTTGGCAGGCTACCGACAACTTTCGTGTGACAGGTTTGAAGCGTGGGAGTGAAAATTTGAGCCGGCGCAGGAGGCAGTGTTAGCGACGCCACATTGCAGCAATGCGCTAGGTCTGCAGCTTGAGATTTTTACGTCTGATTTTACGTCAGACAGAAAAAACAAAGGCCTGCATCGCTGCAAGCCTTTGATTTATATGGTGCCGGCACCAGGAGTCGAACCCGGGACCTACTGATTACAAGAAAACCCTTTTCGGGTTGCTGGTCAGGCACTTAGGTGCGAGCTTGTTACGTAAGCGCAGCGCTAGCGGCCGGATTCCTTGCGGAGCCCGGCGCGCTTGTTACGCAGGTTTCGGTGGGATCAGATAGCGGAGGGGGCGACCTTCGGGACGCTCAGGTCGTAGATGTCGAGCATGGACTCGTCACGGTGGCCGCTGGCTTCCTGCTTGTCCGCCCGGGTACCAGGGGTGTCGGTGATGCCGCGTCGCTTGAGGTCGTGCAGGCCGAAGCGCTGCTCCGCCGTGATGACGCCGGCCGCGATCGCGTTACGCATGAAGCGGTTCCAGGCAGTGTCCAGGCCGGACTTGCCCAGCGGCCCGCCGTGGTCGGCGGTGATGATGAAGCGCTTCTCCGGGAGGACTGGCACCGCTGTGCCCCGGGCTTTCCACACCTGGGCGCGTCGCGCCTTCGCGGCATCCCAGGCGGCGCGCAGCCGCGGCGTCCAGGTGACCACGTTGTCCCGGCTGCCCTTGCGCCGATTGGTGAGGATGCCCTCGGGCAGCTCGTTGGCGTCGGTCAGGGTAACGACCTCGATGCCGCGCAGCCGGCACAAGTAGGCCAGCTCCATGACGTAGCTCAGGTGCGGCGGTACCGCATCCTTCTGCCCGCGTTTCAGCTGGCCCAGCTCGCGGGCGCGGTCGATCAGGCGTTGCATCACTTCGAGCGACGGCAGGCGGCGCTGCTTGCGCTCCGCCGGCGCCTCGATGCCCATGGCGGGGTTGCTGTCCAGATAGCCGCGGTTGCGGCCCCACTGCATCACCAGCCGCAGGTACCGCAGCGCGTGGGCAGCCTTCGACGGCGTACCCTCGTCGGCGATCCGATCGATAAGCCGCTGAATCAGTGCAGGAGTGAACTTGCGCACGGCCAGCTCGCCGAGTGGCTTGCCGAGCTTGGTGGGAATGTTGACCAGGACGTCGCGCGACCAGCTGTAGCTCTCCTGGGTCTTCGGAGCCAGCCGTTTGAACTTGGCGCTGTCGTGGTACTCGCGGCACAGGAAGTTGAGGCTCTCCCGGTCCACGCCGTTGCGCACCTCCATGATTCGGTGCAGCTCGCCAAGCGTGGCCGAGCTGTTGGCGATGTTCTGCCGGCGCTGCCGGCCGGCTTCGTCACGGTGCAGGGTGTACCAGCTGCCTTTGCCGCGGTGATCAAAGAAAACGGCCGCTGGGATAGCGGCCTGATCAATGTGCGGTGGGATGTGGGGGTTGTGCTTCCTTGCTCGCCTCATAGGATGTCGACGCCGTACTGCTCCTGGTTGCCGGCTTTCAGCCCGCCGGCCTGGTTGATCAGATCCACCGTGGTCCACGGCCCGGTGCGGCCTCGGAACAGACGGATGCCCTGCTCGTGCAAGGCCCGCTCCACGTCGGCCCGGCGGGCGTAGCCGGTGATGCGCTTGAGGTCGTCGAAGGTCAACACGCTGGAGGCTTCGCTCATCGCAGGGCCTCCAGTTTACTGCTGCTGGCCGGTGGCCATCGCCGAGAATTGCGGCTCCGGCCTTCTCGCCTCGGTCCGCTAGCCATGCCGCCCTCCCAGCCACTCGCTACGGCAAGCCCACTGCCGGCGCATCTCCTCGATCAGCTTTGCGGCGCCGGCGGCGCCGCGATGTTTGGCGATCAGCGCGGTGAGTTCGGTGATGCGCTCTGCCGTGGTGTAGCCCTTGCGAAGCCAAGTTCTGGCCTCGCATTCCAGCCTGATCTGGCTGCTGTCTTGCTCAGGCATTTGCCACCTCCTCCAGCGGCAGCCCCCTTGAGTGCAGCGCGTTCATGCAAGCCGGGTTCAGCCACAGACATTCGGTGCGGGTATCGCCGCCCCGGCCGGCACTGATGCGAGCCGAGGTGGTGTTCATCGCCCAGCCCTCTAGACGCTCGGCATATAGGTCGCTGGGGTAGCCGCTCAGCACGACCATGCCCTGCAGCGTGCTCAGCATGTCGAGCAGCTCGGCGTGCTGTCCGTTGTCCAGTTCGTGCCGGTAGTAACGCCCCTTCTGCGCGCCGCGCACGCGGGTGTCGTGCATATAGGGCGGGTCTACATAGTGCAGCGCCTGCGGTGAGTCGTGCGCGAGCATGATGTCGATCGCCGGGCGGTTCTCGATCAGCACGCCTGCAAGGCGCTGGCCGAAGGTGGCCAGCTGTTCAGGGTAGCGCGCCCACAGTTGCTGCGCGGTGCCGTACTGGCGGTAGCAGTCGATGCGGAAGCCCGTGGTTCCCTTGCTGGCTCCGGCAGAGCCGAAGCCCATCTGGGCGCGGATGATGGTGCGTCGCGCGCGCTCCACCGGCTCGTCTGTGAAGATCCAGGCCTGCTCGAACTCATCTCGAGCATAGGGCGTCAGCACCAGGAGCTCTGTCAACGCTTCGCGCATGCTGCTGTTCTGCAGTACGCGGAACAGGTTGACGATGTCGCCGTCGAGGTCGTTGTAGACCTCGCCATGACTGCGCGGCTTCTGCATCAGTACGCCGGCGGCGCCACCGAAAGGCTCGACGTATACCAGGTGTGGCGGAAAGTGCTCGATCACCCAGGGTGCCAGGCGAAACTTGCCGCCGTGGTAGCGGATGACGGGCGCCGTGATGGTCATGCCGTAACCTCCTTCGTCTGCGCTTCCCCAGGATGCACGAACAACTCCACTCCATCGCGCAGCAGATCCCGCTGGGTCTCGCGCAGCAGCGCCGGATCAAGGCCCAGCTTGCGGGCCATGGCTTCTGCAGCCCAGCGGGCGCCCATGGTGTTGCTGGCGGTGCGCTTGTCGCCGCGCACGGTGGCCACGTAGGTGCCGGTGGTGAAACGGGTGCGGATTTCAACGGGCATAGCGGCGGCCTCCCTGGGCTTTCTTCGCGGCGACGTTGCCCATGTAGCTGGCCCACTCTTCCTGCTTGCGCTGCTGGCGGATGCGGCTGCAGGCAGCGTGCTTGCGGGTGGAGCGGGCCTTGTTGCAGATGTCGCAGATGCTGGGCAGGTCCAGTCGGTGGCTGGCCATGGTCGGGCGGGTGCGGTTGGTCATTGGGCACCACCTTCGGCCTGGTGGCCGGGGTTGCCGTACTTCGCGGCGCCGCATTCGCAGCGGTAGAGGCCGCGCTTGGTGATGCGACCGACACGGCCGTTCAGGTGGCTGGTGACGACGTTGCGGACGAAGGTCCAGCTATGGCGTTTGCCAACGGTGCAGGGCTTCATGCGTCACCGCCTTGCATGACCGGAGCGGCCTGTTGCAGCAAAGCCTTCATGTATTCAATCGCTTGAGTGGCGTCGTCATGGGAGTCGCAGAACACTTCGCGGGCCTGGTGCGCCGCACGGTTGACCGCGGCTTGCCAGTCTTCTGGCTCCTCGTCCGCGTCCCAGCCCTGCGCGCTGCGGCGCTCCATCAGGTCCAAAGCCTTGCGTGCTTTGGCGCTCAGCTCCGGGGCGATGCCACAGTCGCCGTCTGCCACGTAATTCACGAACTCCAGCAGGGCGTCGCCCGCAGCCAGCTCATGGCCGCGGGCCCAGCTAACGACCTCACCGCCATCGACGGTGCGGGGGATTTCCTTACCGAGCGCGCCACGGATAACGATCGTGTCGTAGCGCGCCGTGGTAGCCTGCTCAGCGCTGACTTCGGGGGTTTGTGCTTGCATGGTGCTTCTCCTTGGGTTGGTCTGGCCCTGGTGAGTTGCCGCTCACCGGGGCCTTCTTGTTTCTGGGGCTGGGTTACCGAACGCGGATCTTCTTGCCGTCCTCGAGGACGTACAGGTTCACGTCCTCCAGGCGGTACTGCCCGCCGACGCCTCCTTTCACCGAGTAGCCGTCCGTGTCGAACACGATGCGCACCTTGAACGGGTAGCCGTAGCCCTGGGTGCGGCACCACTCGGCCTGGTGGGCGTACTTGCTGGACTTCTTGATCTCGGCGTAGAGCTGCTGGCCTTCCTTGCGGCCGTGCGGGCCATGCGCGGCCTCGAATGCCTCCCAGGCGCGCTGGGTCAGCGCATCAGCAAAGGCGTTGTCCTGGTCGTTGCGATCGACCGACCAGCCCTTCTCCTTGGCCAAGTCTTCGAATGTGAACAGCAGGTCCAGATCCTGCAGCTGGCGGCTCATGCGGCAGGCTCCTGCTGTTTCGCGGTACGGGCAGCCTCGTACTCGCTTGGCAGGATCTCGACGGCGCCTTCGATCCAACCGGAGGTGGGTTTGCCAGCAGCTACCAGCTCGGCGTGTTCGGCCTTGTTGATCTGAAAGCCGAGGCAGAAGTAGGCCGTCCCGTCCCGCTCGAACATCACTCCGCCGCACAACAGCAGGTTGCCGGTGTTGACGTTGAGCCGGTCCCAGTAGTCGTGCTTGCTGAGGCGCGCCGGGCAGTGTGCGCGCCAGGTGCTGAGCAACCGTTCATGCTCTGCGCGAATGGCGGCGCGCTCTTCTTTGCTGATGCCCTTGGGCGGTACCGCCTGGCTGCGCAGGCTGCGATAGCCCCATTCATCTGGGCGGCGCCAGTGCACATCCAACTCCCGGCTCCCGCTCAGCTTCACGCCGCCCGCGAAGTTCGAGTCGATGTCGTGCATCGGCGCGACCTCTCCGCCGATCACCGTGCCCAGCGCTTCCAGCTCTTGCCGAAACTGGTCTTTGGCCCGGTAGTAGTCCTGGACGATGGCGACCGTTTCTGGCGCCTGTGACTTGTAATAGTGGTATTGCATGGTGCTTCTCCTTGGTAAGGCCCAGGCGTTGCCGCGCCTGGGCGCTGGGGTTAGCGGGCCGCCAGGGCCAGCAGGTTGGGGGCGAGGTAGCCGGCCGCGAGCAGTACCGCCAGGGTCACGCCGCTGCCCAGCAGGGTGAGCAGGGTTTCGCGCCGGCTGGGGCTGTAGAGGTCGTCGTTGTCGTTCATTGGCATGGTGCTTCTCCTTGGGTTGGTACCGGCGTTGCCGCGCCGGCGGGTCAAACGAGCTGGAACAGCCAGCAACGGACCGTCTTGGCGTTGTTCAGCCCGTCGGTGGCGATGTTCGAGTTGATGGGTTTGTTGGTCTCGATGAACTTCGGCGACTTGCTCGTCTTGAGCAGGCGCTTGAGCTCGCTGAGGTTCGGGAGCTGCTGCCGCTTGTTGGCCGCCATCTCGACGAACTCGTTGAGGTTGATGGCGAAGAAGGCCGACTTGCGGGAGTGGTTCAGCCGGCCGCCGGGTTCGTTCAGAGGGCCATTGAGGAACTCGACCATGTCCCAGAATTCGCGCACGAGCGGGTGGTCAGCGTTGATGGCCTGCTGGCGCTCCTGTGCCATGCGCTCTACCTCGGCGTGCACCTGGGCCGCGCGCTCATCGCTGAGCGGCACGACCAGCTGCAGGGCGTCGACCAGGCTGCGCAGCTGGGCGTGGTTCTTGGCGATCCGCACGGTGCGGATGCCCGGCAGCGCCAGGAGCTGCTGCTCATAGCCGGAGGTGCGCTCGTCCAGGAGCTTCATCACCTGCGCCTCGGGCTTGAGCGCCTTGATGATGAAGCCGCTGAGCTGCTCCACCGGCATGCGCTCCAGGCGCTCGGCATGGAGCTTGGTTTCCGGGGTCTGGTGCTCGCGGGTCAGGTGTACATGGCCCAGGCGCTGGAGGATCGGCTCGGAGGCGTTGACGGCGTTGTTCTGCGCGATCAGCAGGGCGCCGCGAAACGGCGGTTCGCGGGTGTCGTTGCCGTTGTTCTTCACACCGGTAGAGCGAACGCTGCGGCCGTTGTAGGCGGTCTTGAGTTCGTCCCAGTCGAAGTGCTTCACCGGCGCGCCTTCCTTTTGCTCGCGCTCGGACTCGATCAGCACCACCGGCAGGTTGCCCACCTGGGCGAAGTTGCGCGCCCGGCTGGCCGGGGTCGCCTTGGACGGGTCGAAGCCCTCGTATTCGGGACGGCCAGTCAGTTTCCAGAGCAGCTCCACCAGGGTGCTCTTGCCCGCGCCGGCCTCGCCGATCAGCTCCAGGAACAGGTAGGACTTGTGCAGCTGGCGGATCTGCTCGGCGTACAGCGCGCCCAGCCACCAGGCCAGCACCACCACGCCGCGCACGCCAAAGCAGCGCCAGAACAGGTCGAACCACTCTTCGTCGTAGTCGGCCAGGTCGGCGTTGATGTGCAGCACCGGTGACAGGCTCTGCGACTTGATGCTCAGGGAGCCGACGTCGAAGAAGTCCTCCTCGTTGAGCTTGTGCACCTTGCCGCCGGCGATCGCCAGATCGTTGAACACGTAGACGCCGTGCTCGCGGGTGTAGCCGATCCAGTCGATGGTGTTGACGGTCTTGAGGCTGTCGAGCTGGTAGCCAAGCATGCGCTCCAGCTGCTGCGGCGTGCCGGTGAACATGGCGCCGTTGCAGACGTTGAGCAGGCGCTTCTTGAACTCCGGTGCCGACGCGATCTGCGCCGCGGTGAAGGTGCTCTTGATGGTGGGCGCTTCGGGCCGCTCGACGCGGAAGTAGTACCAGGCCTCGTCGGTCACCTCGTTGCGCATGTAGTACAGCGCGTCGAAGTAACAGTTGGCGATGCGCACCACGGCAGCGCTCTGGCGCAGGGCCTTGTCCCGGCGCTGCTTGTCGTTGAGCAGCTGGTCGTCGTGGTGCTCGGAGCCGTCAAGCTCGCGGGCGGTGCGCTCGTACTTCTCCATGTCCAGGTTGAACCAGTACAGGCGCGAGCGGTAGGTGAAGTGGAATTCCTTGCGCTCGTCCCATTCGTACATCAGCAGGCCCTTTTCCTCGGCCGACTCGGCCAGCAGCAGGGCGCCCTGGTGGCGGGCCTCGGCCATGTCCAGCTCGATGCGCTTGGCGCGCTCTTCGTCGCCGTCGATGAAGGCCCAGCGCTGGTGCAGGTCGTTCCAGTCGACCTTCTTGGCGCCGCGCTGCGGGATGACAGCCGCCTCGCACTTGAAGCCCAGGGCGCGGGCCTCCTTCGCCCAGCGGCGCATATTCGCCTTGGCGACCGGCTCGTTATCCAGCGCCCAGACCAGGCGCGGCAGGCGCTTGTCCGCCTCATGGCAGGCGTTCTTGAGTGCCTTGAGCGATTGCTCGGGCAGCGGCGCGCTGCTCATCATCGAGACGGCAGGGACGTCGTGGTGCAGGAGGGCAATGGCGTCGAAGATGCCCTCGACGATGTACAGCTCCTCGACCTCGACCAGGTTGAGCGACGGCGGGCACCACCAGACGCCCTTGTAGCTTTCGCCCGGCTTGAAGCGGGCCTTCTGCTTGCCGAAGCGCTCCGGCCGGTCGATCAGCCGTTCCCAGTAGCCGCCCTTTTCCAGCGGGAAGCGCACCGTCGCGCTGCCGGCGTTGATGTCGCGGCTCCAGTAGTTCTCCTGGCTGTACCAGCCGGCGATCAGCTCCAGGCGAAAGCCGCGGGCGAACTGCAGGTAGGCGCTGGCCGTGGCCATCGGGTCCTGGGCGGTGGCCGGGGCGGTCTTGCTCCAGTCGTTGAACAGGTCGTCATACAGCTCTTTGACGTGGACGCGGTGGCCACACTTCTCCGGACGGCCGCAGATCAGCATCCAGGGCGAGTCGTGGAAGGTGTAGAGGGTTTTCTTGCCGCAGTTGTGCGCCGGGCATTTGCCCTTGCGCATGTAGTTGGTGCCGGCCATGTGCTGGAGGCCGAAGTCGCGCTCGATGCGGCGCAGCACCTCGGCCCGTAGGGTTTCTTTCATCTGCATGGTGTGGCTGGCCTTACTGGTTGGCGCCCAGGGCGGCTTTCAGCGCCCCGATGGTGCGTTTGTGGCCGGCGAGGGCCGGGTAGTCATCGAGGATGCGGCGGCTGCGCAGGAACTCCGGCACGGTGCGGTAGCGATCGTCGTACCAGTGCTCGGTCAGGCCACGGCGCAGCTCGCAGCGCAGGCTGCTGAGCAGGGCCTCGGCTACGGGCTTGGGCATGTCCAGCTGGATGGCAATGGCTTGTTGCATGGCGGCAACCTCGAATTTCGGGTGCAACTTCCCCAAACCCGCTGGCAGGCGGGTCTGGGTAACGGTGATTCAGGGGGTGGTGGTCAGTGCGCGGCTGCTGCAGCCGGCAGTGCCGCGGGTGGCTGCAAACGCAGCGGTAGATAGCGAGTGGGGATGAAGGCCCGTTCCCCGGTGCGTACCAGCACCAGGCACAGCCGGGTCCCATCACCGAGGCCGCGATCGATACCCACGCGGGAGGAGAGTTCGGTCATCGCCAGATGTACCAGCCGCGGCGCCATGAACGCAGGAACGTCCAGGCCTTGAACCAAATAGCGGCATGCGCGGTCGTATAGGCGCTCATCGTCGGCAAGGTGCTCATCCTGATGGCGCAGGAGGTAGGCCTTGGCGGCGGCCTGCATGCTGCTGCGGTAATCCTTGGCAGAGGTGTCGTGGCTCATGCGTGTGCTTCCTTGAGTGGCTGATCGAACAGATCGGGTTGATCGGATGCAGGCCGGCTGTCACGCAACGCCTGCATTTTCGCCACGGATGGCGCAATCGGCAGCACCACCCTCGGCTTGTCCATGCCCGAGGTATTGATCTGGTAGTCCCAGCTCATCGAGCCCGTGAGCACCAAGCCGCAGGCCAGATTCATGCACTGGCCATAGATGGTGCGGAATGTCGGTGTTTGCCCCTCGGAGTTGCGAATGCGCATCCGCTCTCCGCATGCCGGGCATACCAGCTTGTAAACGCTCAAATCCCTTCCCCCCCGGCCGTGGCAGCGGCCGTACAGCACTTATTTTTTGTCGTTGCAGGTATGCAGAACGATGACTGCCGCTATCTCCGCATGGCGGGCGGAGACGTAGCGGCGGTGGGCATCGAGGATGGCGTTGGCTTCGCCTTCGTCGATCGCGCCGTCCTCCAGGGCCTTGGCGATGATCAGGTCCACCCGGCCGCGGCGCTTCGCTGTATCCACGGCGCGGTGGTAGAGCTCCATGTTGTCCAGCTCTTCTGCAGCCGGCATCGGGACGAACACACCGCCGTACTGGGCGGCGATGTACTCGGGGAGGTAGGCCGTGCCGATCTGCTGCTCGAGCAGCAGGATCTGCTCGTCGGTCAGCGGGCGGTGGCCGGCGCTCTCGTAGGCGTGGTTGTCGAACTTCTTGATTTCCAGGCCCAGGCGGGCCGCGGCGCAGTCACGGCCGCCGGGGTAAGCGGCGATGATGGCGCTGACCACCTTGCGCCGACTGTCGAGGATCGCGTGCTTCATCTTCTCGTTTCTCGCCTTGGGGTTTGCCATTACTTTGGAATCACTGCGAAGTCAGTCTTGCGGCGCCCGTAACGCGGCGCTTCGCCGGCTACTACGCCTTCCTTGATGCCGAGCAGTACGGCGGCGCGGTGGGCTTCACCGCGCAGGCACTTCTTCTGCCCGTTGAGCACGGCGTAAACCGTGGACGGGCTGATGTCGTTCTGTTCGGCCCATTCCTTGGCGGTCAGGCCGAGCTTGCTGAGGCGTTCACGCGCAGCGTTGCGCGCTTGCTCGCTGGGGTATCCGTTCGGCATAGTTCAAATTCGTGTGATTTCGTGTGATGTGATGGTGATGATGGTCCCAGATATAGGGATTGTCAACGCCTGAGGTCCAACTTTTATGACCATAGGCGAACGCCTTAAGGAAGAGCGCAACCGCGTTGGTGCAAACCAAACGGTTTTTGCGGAGCAATGTGGTGTCACTAAGAACACCCAGCTCGCTTACGAGAAAGGCGAGCGCAGCCCAGACGCGAACTATCTGGCAGCAGCAGCTGCTGCGGGCGTCGATGTGCAGTACGTGGTGACGGGAGAGCGCAGGCCGCAGCCTGCGGGCAGCATCAGTGCCGAAGAGGCGGACCTGCTCGATCGCTTTCGCCAGTTGCCGGCAGAAGACCGGGCCGGTCTCGACAAGATCATCACCGCCATGTCGGCGATGGCGGGCAATTACCAAGCAGGTAAGCGCTAGCCCGTCATCGCTGGGGCGAAGGATTCCCCTCTAGAGCATCAAGGAGCGATTCAGTGGCACTGAAACCCTGCAAGTCCTGCAAGCACCAGGTCGACACGTCGGCGAAGACCTGCCCCAACTGTGGCGTGGCCAATCCTGGCGTGTCCGCCAAGGAGCAGCTCATCGGCATCATCATCCTGGTGGTGATCATCGTGGTTGCCTTCAAGGCCTGCTCCGGTGGGAACGATGAAAAGGAGGCCGCCACGGCTGCGCCGAAAGTCGATCCGGCCACTTGCCGCAAGGAGCTGGGATGCTGGGCGGAAGAGAAGATCGTCACCGCCAGCATGTCCTGCAAAGAGCCGGTCGAACGCCTGGCGAAGTTCAGCGCGCGCTGGACGGATGGCACCTTCGATATGAAGTTCAGCCGCTATCGCTGGAAGGACCAGGAGCGCGGGATCGTCACCTACCTCGGCGACAAGATCGAATTCCAGAACGGCTTCGGGGCCTATCAGGGCCACGTTTACGAATGTGATTTCGACCCGTCAATCGATGCGGTGCTGGCAGTTCGTGCCCAGCCCGGGCGGCTGTAATAACCACCAGTAAGGGATAACCATGGCTGAGTCTGTAACCAAGACGATCCACTACAAGCGGGCTGTTATCTCCGGCGGTGGCAACTTGCAGGAGATCCTCGGTCGGGTATTCGCCGAAGGAAGCCCTGCGCACCGTGTCGGTCAGCGGAAAGAGATTGTCAGCGCGGACACCAATAGTTTCCGCGTGATCAACCACAAGCGTGATTACAACGGCATGCTCTTCTGCCAGATGATCTACTTCGAGCCGGGGCGTAGCCAGGCTTACATCACGCTCAACGATGACGCCGAGTCGTATGCGCTGGACGCACTGACCAACGAGGCGCTCAACAACATCGAGGCGCCGGCCGAGCGCGAGCAGCACCGCAAGGAATTCGTCGATTCGTTTCTCTACTTCGGTGTCTTCGAGAATCACCTGGTAGTGCTGCAGTCCAGTGCCCTGCGCTCGCGCGAGCTGGAAGCGCACCTCGGCTGGCTGATTGGCAGCTTCGGCGGGGTCGCCATTGGCACGGCCATCATCTTGCAGGATCAGCCGTCCCAGGAAACCTTCGAGCGGATCGCCCGGGCGCCGGTGAAGAAGATCGAAATCGGTTCCCCGATGACAACCGCACAGGCTGTTCCAGAGGGTGAGCGTGAGGCGCAGCAGGAAGTCGCCCCGGCCCAGCCGGAGGAAGAGGAGGGGATCGATGCCCGCCGTGTGCGGTTCTTCCCGACAGGGTTCGCCGGCGACGTGATCAAAGCTGCCCTTGGAGCCGATTGGTTCAACCGCCTCGATCTGGAGGAGGACCTCGACGAGGCGAATCTCAAGGTCAGCCTGGAGATCACCTACGTTCGTCAGACCACGCGGGTCGGGCAGCGGATGCTTGATAACATCGCCACCTCGCTTCGGCATGTTGATGAGGCAGACGTCAGGATTTCGCTCAATGGGGGTGGTGAGATCAAGGGCAATGACCTGAAACTATCGGGCCCCATATCAGTCGCAAAGCTGGAGAATGGACTACTCGATGAGGGTGTCCTATACCACAAGATGCACGGCTGGCTGGTTGGGAAACTTCGCCAAGGCGATGCAGATCCTGAGCAAAACGCAGAAGAGTGATAGATGAAAAAGCAAGGTGGATGGACAGGAACTGGCGTGCTGGCAGTGGTGCTTTCCGCTGCCATGGGCGCGCTCCTGGCTCATTACATTGTGGCTTCGTTCGATCGCACCACTGCACCGGTTGTGCAGTGGGGGCTGTTGACGGTTTTCCTATTGCCGATGGGCTTTGCCATCCAGCTGTGGGTCAACCTGAATAGCATCCGTGAGACGAAGGGCTTGTCAGGTAGCGAGCGCCGTCGCATCCGTGAAACGGTGTCGGAAAAAATACGGCAAGTTCAGATCGCGCTCACGTTCTACCTGGTGTCCGCCATCATCATTGCGTTCGGACTGTGGTTCTCACCCGCGAGTTGGAAGGTCTACCACGCGGTGACGGTTTATACCGGGCTGAGCTTGGGGATCAGCATCTCCAGCTTCTTCCTGATCCTGCATGAGTGGCGCGAGATATCTAACTTCAAGAGCAAGGTTTTCGAGCGCAGCGCTCGCAATAAACAACTGGCGAAGAAGTTGGACGCGTTGAATCCGAAGAGCAAGTAAGGCTATTGAGTTACCGGAAGGCGCCTAGATGGCGCCTTTTTTGGCACCCGTAAAACTCTGCAAGTACCAGTCTAGAGGGGCTTGGGATTCTGAATCTTGGCTGTAACGTCAGAAATTCACTGCCAATGATGGAGTATGCAGATGGGTTTCGAAATCGTTGAGGCGAAGGGGCAAGTCCATGAGTCGGATGCGCAGCCTCACCTGGGTGATCTGACTGAGCGTGAGCGCATGATCATTCGATTCTATAGACAGCTGGCGGATGCTGACCGGGTGATGATGGTGCGGATGCTGGAAGCTTTGGTAACGCGCACGGCACCACACACCTGACAAGAAGGCGCCCAAGGGCGCCTTTTTCATGCCTGCGCTTCCTGCAGCCGCTTCAACTCCCGATCCACCGCCCGCTGGGCATTGGCCTTGCTCGCGTAGAGGTGCGTCAGGCGCTTGGGCTTGGTCTGGTCGCCGGCGGTGAGTTTCTTCTGCTCGCCCGTTTTCTCCTCGCGGTACCAGGCGACGACGCCGGTGTAGTCGCCGTCGTGGTCGGCCAGCAGATCCACGTCGTCGCCGTCGGGCAGCTTGGACTCCAGCTCCAGGCTGGTGGTGTAGCTGTCTGGCGTGAAGCTGTGGCGCAGGTTGCCGCCCAGCCAGACGATGGCCGAGATCTCGGCCTTGATGCCGAGCAGGCTGTAGGTCTGGTCGGGGGTCAGCTCCGGGCGCCCCTTGGCCAGCGTGTAGCTGAGCGTGGCGGTACCGCGCTGCAGGCGCCCCCACTCGGCGCGGGCGGCGCGCAGGGCGCTCGCCTGGTCGGTGTAACTGTGGCGCAGCTCCTTGAGGTTGTCGCCGCCGCCGGCGATGGCCTCCTTCTTCTCCGCGCTGTTGATCTCGTAGTAGTACGCCTTGACCCCGGTGTAGCTGTCGCGGTCGGCCTGCAGGAAGCGGTGCTGGTCCCCGTCTGCCCGGGTGAGGGTGACGTGGGGCAGGCTCAGGCCGCTGGCGGTGGTGCTCTTGCCGGCCGGCATGAACAGCAGGCGCCCGGCCTTCACGGTGCTGATGGCGTCGTGCTGCAGGCCCAGGCGGCTGAGCAGGTTGGCGTCGCTCTCGTTGGCCTGGTCCAGGTGCAGCAGCTCGATCGCGGCAAGGATGGGGCTGACCACCGGTGCGAGGCCATGAGCGGAGGCGATCGAGGCGATGATCGCGCCCAGGGTGGCACCGTCCCAGCTGCGTTCGCGCTTGACCTTGAGGCCGCCGCGCAGGTCCGCGCTGCGGGCGCGGATGCTGAGCACGTCCGGCGCGCCGCTGTGTTCGGTCTCGTCCACGGTGTAGCTGCCCTTGTCCACCAGGCCGGTATCGCTCCAGCCCAACCACAGCCGCACGGTGGCGCCCCGGGGCGGGATGGCCAGCAGGCCGTCGTGATCGCTGAGCGTGATGTCGAGCTGGTCGGCCTCCATGCCGCGGTTGTCGGTCAGCTCGATGCTGACCAGGCGCTGCTCGATGTCGAGGGTGATGTCGCGGCCGTTGACCACCACGCGGCAGATCGGTTTGGGGTAGGACGTCGCCTCGCGGTAGCGGTTGGCCGCGTCACCGAGCAGCGCGCCGGCTTGGCTGAGCAGGCTCACAGCAGCCCCCGCAGGATGCCGCCGACGCTGCCGGTGAGGCTGCCCAGCAGATCTACGCGGCCGTCGTCGATGCGGCCCAGCTTGAGGTTGAACTCGATGCGGCGAGCGGCGCCGTCACGGAAGAAAAGAGTGCGCGTCTCGCTGAGCGACTCGATAACCCACAGGCCGAAGATCCGGCCGTCGCCCTGCACCAGGGGCCAGGCCTTACCGGTGTCTGCCATCATGCGCAGGGTGTCGAGGCTGAGCGGGCTGCCGACCAGGCCGGGCAGCAGCACGCCGGGCAGGGTGATGCTGTCCTCGCCGCGCCCGAGGTACTGGCGCGCCGGGTTGGTGCCGATGCGGCTGGTGGATCCGTGGCGCCAGTCCGTTTGCCGTTGGAACTCTTGGTAGGCCAGGGTCTCCAGGCTGAACACGAACATGCCGAGGGCCATCATCATGGGGTGTTACTCCTGGTCGCCGAGGGCCGAGCGCACGCGGGCAGCCTTGCCGCGCTCGCGCTCGTCCAGCAGCTGGTTGAACATCTGGCGCAGGCCTGCGGTGTCGGTACCGGGCGCCGCGTGGATGGTGATCTGGTAGGTGTCGCCCTGGACGACCATGGGGGCGCTGCTCGCCGCGGCCGATAGCGGAGGGCGGTTGTCCATGGCCATCGCCGGGCCGCTCATGCCGAAGCTGACGGCCCCGGCTGCCGCCAGCTGCTTGGCCATGGCGGTGACCGCGCCCAGCGGGCCGCCCTGGCCTCCCACCAGCCCCTGCTCCAGGCCCTGCATGGTGAAGCCGCCCAGCTCGGCGAACACGCGCGACGGCGAGTGGATGCCGAGCTTCTCCTTGAACCAGCCGACGGTGCTATCACCGACGCCGCCGATCGCAGCCTTAACGGCGCCGAGCTTGTTCTTGATGCCGTTGACCAGGCCGTCCAGGATCATGCCGCCGAAGTCGGAGAACTTGGCTGGCAACTCCACGCCGAAGTAGCCCATCAGGCCGGCAAAGGCGCGGTAGAACAGCCCCTGCGGTGAGAAGTTGAGGATCAGCGTGGCGATGCCGGAGAGGCCGCCGGCGAAGCCCTGCTTGATCTCCGCCCACAGGCCGAGGAAGAACGCCTTGACCGGCTCCCAGTTGCGATAGATCAGGTAGGCCGAGGCCGCGATGGCGGTCACCGCCAGGCCGATGGGGTTCATCATCAGCGCGCGACCGATGAACAGGATCGCCTTGCCCACCATTGGCAGCACGGCCTTGCCCAGGTTGAGCAGAACGGTACCCAAGCCTGCGCCCTTGATCCCGAACAGCGTGAGCGCGTAGCGCGCCATGGCGAACGGGCCGAGGAAGCTGGCCAGGCCCAGGGTGACGGCGCCGAAGCCAGCGGCCAGCGCTGCGACGCCGGCCACGGTTTTGATGATCTGCCCGGCGAGTTCCGGGTTGGCCTTGACCCAGTCGGTCACCCGGCCGATCACGCTGTTGAAGCTCTCGAACAGCTCCACCAGTGTGGGGCGCAGGGTCTCGCCCAGAGCGGCCGAGAGGTTGAAGGCGCGGTTCTTGGCCATGTCCATGCGCGCCGATATCAATTCCGCGCGGATGTCCGCTTCGCGTTGCATGGAGCCTGAGCCGGCGGTGGAGTTGGCCATGTCCAGCTGACGGCGGTACTCGCCGATGTTCTGGGCCAGCTTGGCGGCGTCGTCGCCGAACTCCTTGCCGAACAGCTGGGTCGTGACGCCGAGCTGCTCGGCCTTGGGCAGCTTGTTGATGGCGTCCAGGACCTGCTGCAGCGTGCCCGTCGCGTTCTCGGCCATGCCGCTCTGCAGCGCCTCGGCCTCGAGCCCGAGCGCCTTGAGCCCGGCCTGGAAGCGTTTGGGCTGCTGTGTGGCGATCGCCAGCTCGCGGATCATCGCGTTGGTGGCGGTGCCGGCCACCTCAGCGGTGGCGCCCAGGGTGAGAAAGGTGGAGCCCAGGGCGGCGGCGTCCTTGTAGCTCATGCCCACCGAGGCAGTGACGCCCGCGGTGCGCTGCAGCACCTCGATGATGTCCGCACCCTTGGACTTGGCGTTGTCGTCCAGGTAGTTGATGGCGTCGCCCAGCTGGCTGACGTTCTGGATCGGGATCTTGTACAGGTCGGCGATGCGCGCGAGGTTCTCGCCGATCTGGTCGGCCGGCAGCTCGAACGCGGTGGCGGCATTGGCGGCCACCTCGGCGAACGCCAGCAGGTTGTCCTTGCCGGACACCCCCATGCGCGCCGCGCCTTCCACCAGGGCGGCGATCTCGGTGGTGGCCATGGGGATGCGCTCGGCCATGCCCTTGATGGCGTCGGCCATCTCGAAGTAGGTGCTGGTGAGCTGCCCGTTGCCGTCGCGGGCGCCTTCCACCTGCTTGGCCACGCCTGCCATGGCGTCCTCGAAGCCCATGTAGCTCTGCACGGTGCTGAGCACCGGAACGCCCATGGCGGCCCCTGCCGCGGCAGAGCCTGCACCGGCGCCGGCCATGCTGCCGGCGAGCTGCTGCGTCTTGTCGTACTGAGCCCGGGCCATTGCGAGCTGCTTGGTCTGCGCGGTCAGGCGCTGCATGCGCCGGCCCTGCTCGGTGATGGTCTGGTTGGTCTGTTCGATGCGTTGGCGCAGGTCGCGCTCGTGCTGGCTGAGGTTGCGCGTGCTGATGCCAGCGGCGCTGAGCTTGTTGCGCAGGCCCTGGAGCTGCACCTGCTGCTCCTGGTGCTGCCGCTTGAGGGCGGTGGCTTCGCGGATGGCGCCCTTGAGGTCGCGGGTCATCTGCCGGGTGGGCACGCCAGTGGCAGCCAGGTCCTTGCCGAGGGCTTTCACGCGATCGCGGGCGGCCTGCAGGGCGGTTTCGGTCTGCTCGCTCGCCGCGCGCAGGGTGCGCCAGCTGCTGACGTCGCGCTGCTGTTCCTGCAGCGTCTTGAGCTGGTCGCGGGAGTCCTTGAGGGCGCGGCCGAGGCCGACGCTCCCCTGGGTGATGGCGCGGATCGGCCGGGTGGCTCGGTCAATGGCCTGGAGGATCACCTCCATCTTCAAGTCATTGGCCATGCTTCAGCTCCCAGCGTGTTCTGGCCCGCTCGCGCCATTCGATCAGATCAGAAAGGGCCAGCGGGTCCATGTCCGCCGGCGCCCAGTGAAAGACCACGGCCAGGTCGGCCATGGCGTCTTCTACGCAACGAGGGCAGCTTCCTTCGCCGACTTCTGCAGCAAAAAACCGGACACCGCGACGCCGCAGGCCATCAGGTCGGCCGGGTCCATGGCGCCGATCTCGTGATCGGTCAGGCTGGGGGTGCTGATGCGCGGCAGCACCTTGCGCAAGGCCAGCACGTCCATCTGCACCAGGTCGACCAGGGTGACGCCGCGCAGCTCGCCGCTCATGGGCTTGCGCAGGGTGACGGTGTCGTGGGAGGTCTCGCCGCGCTTGATGGGGGTGTCGAGCGTGATGACGGCCTCGTTGGGGTTCTTGGCCTTTTCGGCGGTGGTCTCGGGGGTTTCCATGGGGTTGCTCCTTGGGTGCGTTGGGGCCGCCAGCAGGGGCGCTGCTGACGGGTTGCGGAAAGGGGGGCGCTGGCTGTGCACGGCTTAGATGCCGAGGGCCTTGCGGTGCTCTGCCAGGCGGTCGTCGCCGTCGACGATGTAGACGAAGTTGAGCAGGTCGATCTCGATGAGGACCTCACCGTCGACGCTGAGCTTGTAGTAGGTCAGGGCGGTGGTGATCTTGTGCTCGGTGTCTTCGCCGGGCTCGGCGTCGCCGAAGTCGATCTCTTCATGCCGGCCGCGGGTGACGATCTCCACGGCGCTGACTTCGCCGGTGTCGTCGCGCTGCACCGAGCCAGAGAAGCGCAGCTGCACGCCGTCGACCCGGGTAGCGCCGAACTGGCGCACGGCGATCAGGTCCCAGCCGCCGAGGGTCCACTCCAGCTGCAGGCCATCGTCGCTGTGGCCCATGTCGACCTTTACCGGGCCGTCCATGCCGCCGCCCCGGTAGGCCTCCAGCTTGCGGCCGAGAACCGGCAGGGTGACGGCCTTGGCAATGCCGAGGTAGCTGTTGCCGTCGTTGAACAGATTGAGGTGCTTGAGTTTCTTGGGCAGGGCCATGGTCGGGCTCTCCTACGGCGCGGCCTGGGCCGCGCGGGTGAATGGGGGTCAGGCGTTGACGGCGGCGGCGAACTGGACCAGGTGGCGGTCGGTGATGCGCTGGCGCAGCAGCAGGTTTTCCAGCGGCGGCACCGGGGTGTAGTCGTAGTCCAGGTAGAGCTTGCCGGCCTTGAGGGTGTCCTTGTCGTTGGCGGCCTCGTCGTACCAGCACTCGAAGCCGAGCAGGTAGCCCAGGCGGACCAGCTCGCGGCCCTTGGCGTTGATGCCTTCGACGATGTCGCGCACCAGGGAGGGGTGCATGGGCTTGTCCACCGCCCAGAAGTGCGCCTCGGCCATGGTGTCTGCCAGCACCTGGGCGGTGCGGGTGTAGTTCTCGAAGGCGAACAGCGGGTCAGCCGAGCAGGTGCGCGAGCCCCAGAAGCGGAAGCCGTCGCGGCGGATCAGCGTGGTGACCTCGTCGGCGTTGAGCAGGCCGGCGTCGGTGGCAGGGTCCTGCAGGTCGAAGTAGATGTCCTTGCTCAGGCCCGACACGCCGTTGACCGGCACGTTGGAGAGGGTTTTGTGCCAACCGACCTGCTCGTCCAGCTTGGCACGCAGGCCCAGGGCACGCGCCACGGCGTTGGCCGGTGCGTTGGCGTTGGCAACGGTGTCCCAGGAGACGAAGTCCGGCCAGATAAGCATCAGCTCGCGGGCGCCGAAGCCGGCGCGGTAGGCGATGGCATCGCTGACGGTCTCGCAGCCGTAAGCGTTGGCGTAGGCGAAGCCGCGCAGCTTCTCGGCGATCGATACCAGCTCGGTGGCGACCGGCAGCGAATCGAGCCCGGGCACGCCGAGGATGCGCGGCTTGACGCCGAGCTGGGCCTCGGCCGCCAGCAGCGCCTTCATGCCCTGGTATTCGCCGGTGGCGCTCACGCCGCCGATGATCTTGCTGACCTGGTCAGCTTCCTTCGCGGCATCGTCGACGCCTTCACCATCGGCCACACGCACCACGACGGTGACGGGCGAGGCCTGGTCCGCGATGGCATCCAGGCTGCGCGCCAGGGTGCCCAGCTCACCGGCGGAGCCGGAGGCGGTGAGCACGTCAGTGAGCAGCACGGGCTTGTTGAGGGGGAACTTGACCGCATCGGCATCGGACGCGGTGCAGACCATGCCCACCACGGCGGTGGAAACGGTGCGAATGGGGCGGGTGCCTTCGTTGATTTCGAGGACGCGGACGCCGTGATGGTATTCGGTGGCCATGGGGTTGAGGCTCCTGGGCGAGTGCCGGATCAGTGAGCCTTGAGGGTGACGCGCGCGCGCAAGGGGCGCACGCGGCGGGCTGTGTAGCGGAGTTGGCTACAGCACGGACAAGAAAAAGCCCCGACTTGCGGGGCTGTTCTTCCAGCAATGAATCACGCCGCGGCGTTACCGACGCCTGCCACTGCCGCCTCGATCGCGGCAACGGTCTGCTCGGCCAGCTGCTGCGCCTGCTCGACCTCGCCGGCGGCCATCAGCGTGCGGATCTGCTCCTTGGCAGCCAGGCGCGTTTCGCGGATGACGTACAGCGCCTCGGTGTACGCCGCGGCCTCCGCCAGGATGCTGTCTGCGGCCTGATGCGCGGTGCGGCCGTTGATGGCCCAGGCGGCGACGGTGCGTGGTACCGCGTCTGCTGGGTAGCCGGCGTCAGCGAAGGCCTGTGCCTCAGCCGCAGAGCGTTCGTACTCAACGGTTCTGGTCGGATCGCCGACGACGGCAAATCGAGCGTTGTCGGCGGCCTTGTCTATTCGACCGCAAAGCCGATCCGTGGAGGGCTGTTCAACCGGCGGATCGACAGCAATTGGACGCCCTGTTTCATCAGACTGGATTAGCATTCCGACTGACTGTTGCTCTCTCAGCGCTAAGTGCTCGGAATCGCTGATTTCAACGCACTCAAGCCCGTCGGGCGTCATCCCTGGTAAATAAAAACCCCCGGTTTGCGCACTGTAAAAAATTGTCATCTGTTTATTTCCCTAGGCCGAACACGAAAATGTCGCGCGAAGTTGCCACCGTGGCGTTTATGTCTTGTCGGTTAATCACCACGTTGCTCTGCGTCAGGAGCCGAAACTGCGCTGCTACGCCGTCCTGCTCACGTGCGGATGCAGACAGAACTCCTCCGGCCAAGGCGTAGCACGCTTCCGGCCAGGCTAGAGGCCATGTGAAAGTCGTTTCCGTATCTGCGGCCAGTGTTACGCGCCCGTATTGAAAAAGAGCACTGCCAAGCCAGGTTGGCAGTAGCAGGTAGCCGCTAGAGGCCGAAAAGCTCATTGCAAAGCCGTAGCGAATTTTTTTAGGCGTGACGATCGTTGCGTCGTCTGTTCCGGCAACCGTTTGAGCCTGCGTCGCGATCTTCGCGATCCCTAACACCGACTCGGATGCCTGCGCGACTTTCTTCGCAATGGCTTGAAACACGCGCAACGGACTCATCCAGTGCGACGTCGAGGTTCCCGCCTCAGCCGAAACTTGATCGGCGTGATCATCTGAGCCGACAACCTTGGTCCACGGCGTCCAGGTAGTACCATTCAGGCCACGCCAATACATTTGGCCAGAAGATGTCGGCGAGCCGTACGGCTCAGCGAACTGCTGCAATGCACCTGAGCCGCTTCCATCGATCGGAATTCGAACGTAAGTACGACAGTAGAAATATAGGCTCGTACCAGGCCCGCCAGGATTCGAGCCTAGGATCAGTTTTGGATGGAGACCGCCAGCTGTGAGTGAATTCCAGCTGACGGACGAGTCTTCGATGGACGGCGAAACCTTAAAGCTGAGCGCATCATTGATGCCGTATCCCGCTAGGGTTGTCGCTACCGCAGCCGCCCCAAGCGTAGCCCTCGCTGTTGCTGCGTCTTGGTCATCAAGCAATGTCTGAGCGAACGACGATACATTTCCTGAGTGAAAAAGCTCCTGCCATGCGCTCCATGTCCCTCCTTGCTTGTAGCGAAACGACATTCGGTGACTACTAGTGCGACGGGTGGCGATCTGAATGGCATCAGAGACGCCCCGCGACAGGTGCCAGACAAGCCCATAGTCAAAGGGGCGGTTGGTACTTGTGTTCTCGAAGCTATACAGGCCAGTTACGGCTATGTCGTTGAGAGCACCTGTAACCGGAGGAATCGCCGCACCTATGCCAAACAGTGCCATTGCCTCCCGCACAAAAGCGGTGGTAGCAATTGACGTATCGCTGTCGGTAGAGGCTGCCGTTGGTGCCGTCGGATTGCCAGTGAATGTGGGGCTATCGAGATTCGCCTTCAAGGACGGATCGAAGTTGCCAGTGTCGAACTGCTTCCTCCATCCGCTCCAGGTTCCGCTGTAGTAGCCGCGCGTATAGGTTTCACCGGTGCTGTAGACGCGATAGATCTGCGTGGCTATAGAAGTCGATGCTTTGAGCACAACCAGCGTACCCGCCTGGGTAACCGGGTAATTGAGCGCTAGTGTTGCGCTCGCATTGGCGTTCTGTCCGTAGAATCCCGAGGTCAATACTGTATTGAGGTCGGCCGACCCCAGAAGCGGTCCGATGTCGGATCCCAGTCCAAAAAGTGCCATCGCCGCCCGCACAAATGCCGTGCTGGCAGCTGAGGTATCACTATCTGCTGCCGATTGCGTAGGCACCTGAGGATTGCCCGTGAATACAGGACTATCCAAGGGCGCAGCGCCAAGCGTTGCAAGCGCAGCAGCAGCGTTCTGATCGTCAAGAAGCGTTCGTGCAAACGCTGTTAGGTCAGTCGTCGCGAAGGTATCAATGCCGGTTGCGTAGATCAGTTTGTTCGCTGCGGTGACCAAAGCAGCTAAGGCTGTAAGGGTTTCATCCAATGGCTGCTTTTCATCATGCAGCTTCTTGCCTTGAGCTGCGGTTAGCGCCATCGCCGTGCTGGTACTGGTAAGCGTGTTGTTGAGCTGCAGTAGCCCTGCGCGGGATGTATTGCCGGTAAGACTCTTGAGCCCGGCCGGCGTAACGGCGCGCGCGCCGTCTGTACCGGCCTGGGTTTCTTCCGGCGTCGCCAGCTCAACCACGCCCTGGATAGTAGTGGTGGCCGGTGGGTTGATGAAGCTGATGTCACCGAAGGTGATGCTTGTGGCGTTGAGGCTCTCCAGGATGATGTCCGTGGCCAACAGCAGGGTGGATGCGCCGGCCTTCTGGATGATCCAGCCCGAGGCCTCCGGCTGCGAATACACGGCAATCAGCGTGCCCTTGTCGCTGAACAGACCGAACTCGCCGACGTTATAGGCCGCTGAGCTCTCATCCAACGCCATTACATGAATGGTGTCCGCCGCGACGGCTTGCCCCGCGATTGAGCTCACGCGCTTGACCTGCGCCTGTAGCGCCGTGCGTGTTTTCGTTGGCGTGTACTGGCCCGTACCGAAGCCGATCTCGGTGATGGTGACAGGGCCGGTACCGGTGTTCTGGGCATTGATGATCTCGGCGCGGCCGGCATCGGTGATGGTGATGGGTAGTGCCATTACGGGGCCTCGGTGCATTGCAGGCGGCGGTAGATGACTGGCCGGGCAGCACCCTGCAGGCCGAGGCCTCCAGTGGCGGCCAGGCCGAGCGTGAGCGTGAAGTGCGAGCGTACCGGCTTGGTTCGCTCGATTTCCTTGATGATGTCCTGCTGGTAGGCGGCGGTGTTGGGCACGCTGGCCCCCAGCGTTAGCACGACCTCGAAGGTGTGCGGAGTACCCATGGGTTCCTTCTGCCACCACTCCCGCAGGGCAAGCGAGCTGCCGAACGAGCGCACTACGTCGCGCACTGACTTGGCGGTGCCCTTGCGACGCTGAATGTCGACGGCTGAGCGGATACGCGCCCGCTTAACGGCCTCGGGCCAGTACGGCTGCCAACTATCTAGCGAAAGCGTCCAGGCGAGCCACGGCAGCAAATTCGCCGGGCAGGTCTCGGGATTCCAAAGCTCGCGCAGCGGAACCGCCATGGTGCCGAGACGCAGGGTGGCCTGCTCCAGCTTGCGCTCAAGCGGCGAGGCATTGGGCGGCAGCAGGCTCGGCTGGTCACTCATCCAGGCCACCATCGGTGAGGTTGATGGCGGTGCAGTAGGAGGCGCTCTGGCGATTTACGACCAGGTTGCCGGTTGGGCTGGCCAGATCCACACGCTGAACACCCGGTTGGTGAAGCGCGGCATAGATGCCGGAGAGCGTGACATCCAGCCCGAGACGGTGTTGGCCGTTGGTGTAGGCCTCAAGCGCCGCGCGGGCGTTGGCCATGATCACCTCACGGTCCGGGCCGGCGTAGAAGTACAGGGTCGCGGTGACCTGGTACTGGACGATGGAGGCGGCCTGTACCTGGACGTAGTCCGTGAGCGGCCGAACGCTTTCGTCGCTCAGCTTGGTTAGCACGGTAGAAAGCAGCGCTGCGTCCGGCACTCCGGTACCGGAACGCGAAAGCACAGTAATCAGGACCTGCCCAGGCGATGGGCTGGTGGCACTGGCATCGAGTACCTGCCCGTCAGCACTGAGGGCGTGGAAGATGTAGGCGCCCTCGGGGCCGGCAGTCGATAACCCTTCCAGCGAGAGCTGGATGCGATAGCGGAAGTCGCTGTCACTTTCGTAGACGGCGGCAATCGGCGGAACCGCTGTTGGAACGGCGGGGCTGATGAGCAAACGCTCGACGCCGAACAGGGAGCCGAGGTTGTCCAGGTCGGTGCCGGTTGAATACGGCAGCATGACGGCGCGGGCGGCATCGTTGATGCGGGCGCGCAGTTGCAGCTCGCGATAGGCGCAAACCTCCAGCAGCTTTACGAACGGCTCCGACTCGATCTGCGCGTCCAGCTCGGGGGCACGTTCGGCCAGCTCCGTCAGCATCTCGCTGAGGATCTGCTCGAAGTCGAGCGGCTCGATTACATCCGGCGGGGCCACCTGGGCAAGGTTGATGGCGGTGAACTGGCTCATGTGATGGCTCCGAGGCGCAGCGGAATGCGCAGGCTGAGCGGCTCGTTGACGTCGGCGCGGCTGCCCTCGATGTCGAGCACGACCTGCCCGGGCTGCTCGCCCAGGAACAACTGCACCCGGCTCAGACGGATGCGCGGCTCCCAGCGCAGCAGCGCCATGGCCGCGGCGGCGTAGGCCTGCAGGCGGGTGGCGTCGTTGGTGGGCCAGTCGATCAGGTCAGGCAGCTGGCTGCCGTATTCGCGGCGCATGACACGCGAGCCGATGGGCGTGGTGAGGATGTCGGCGATCGACTGCGCGAGGTGCGTGTTGCCCTCGATCGCGCGACCGGTAGTGGCTGACATGCCGATCATTTGGGCACCGCCGTGGTACCGGAGCCGGTTTGCACGCCGCCATGCTTGTGGGTGACCAGGCTGATGCCTGATGCGACCACGTCTTCGCTGACGGTCACGGTGCCGGTGATATCGACGTTGCCGAGGATGGTGACGCCGCCCGGTGCGGTGAGCTGGGCCTTGCCGCCGGTGGGAAGGACGGCCAGCAGACGCTTGGCGATGCTGTCGTATTCGATGACGGCACCGTCGCGGTAGGTGCGGCGATGCAGGCCCTCGCGGTCGCCGTTTGCCGGGATCAGGTCAGAGAACAGACCGGTCAGCACCACGCCCTGGGCGAGGTTGCCGGATGGGCTCAGCAGCACAACCTGCTCGCCGATGGTGGGCGGGTCCCACTCGCGGTCGGCGCCGGCGCGCAGGTTCAACCAGGGCAGCCAGGTGGTGGCGATGTTCCCGCTTTTCACCTTGACGCGAGGCGGCTGCATCTGGACCGCTTCGATGGTGCCGAAGCGGACGATGTTTTCGAGCAGGCGGGTGATTTCGGCAATGTTCATGCCGCTGATGCTGCGGCGCGCGCGCGCGTGGCGCACGGTGCTGAGCCTGTAGCGCGGGGCGCTACAGGGCAAGGTCAACGGGTGAGGTGCTCCAGGAGCTGGTCGCGGATCAATTCCAGGTCGGCGTCGGTGAAGCCGAGCAGCTCGCGGCGCTCGTATTGCACCTCGGCCTGGCCGCGATCGGGGCGGTCGCGCAGGCCGTACTGGTGGACGCGGGCGATGCGGGCTACGCGGCCCATAAAGCTGATGGCGATCGCATCCGGGGTACTGCGCAGCTTGAGGTGCGCAGCCTGGCGCAGCTTGGTGAACATCTGCCGTTTGATGCGCCCGACCTTGCCGCGCAGCTGCCGGGGCTTGCGTGGCGCGTACGGAGTGCCGTCCGGGTTGCGCTGTCTCGCCACGCGCTGCTGCTGGCTGCGCCGCAGCTCGCGGCCGATCTGCTGGTTGAGCTGGCGTCGAGCGCCGGGTTCCAGCCGGGCCAGCAGAACGCCGGCCCAGTCTTCCAGGGCGCGAAGATCAGCCATGCCGCACCGGATGCGGGCTGGAGATGTCGCCGCCATCCTGAGCGGTGCTCTGCCACTCGGCCAGCAGCATGCCTTCGGCATACAGCTGCCAGGTGCCCGCTTCCAGGAAAGGCTCCAGCTGGGGTTCGGCCGGGTGGGTGACGTCAAGGGCGCCTGTTGCCTGCTTTTTGACGATGACGCGTTCGGTCAGCGGCAACTTGATGGAGAGGTCGACCTTGCTGTTGTCCAGGACGTCAGCCTCGAAGGCGATGGCGGTCTTGCCCTTCTCCTGGTTGGCCAGCAATTCGTGCTGGTTGACCATGACCCAGGCGAGGAGGGGGATAGCGACGGCATCCGGGTGCCCGGCGAAGTCGGTAAGGATGACGTTGAGGGTGTAGCTGTACTCGAAAGACAGCCCATGGGCAGCGGTGCTGCGGATGGTGCCGTTGTCGATGAACACCAGCAGACGGTCGGGATTTTTGTGCAGCTCGGGCACGGCAGCGAGCAGGTGGGCGCGCAGGGAGTTGGGCTTGTTCATGGCTGGGTGCTTCGTGCGTTGTGGTCGACGATGAGGTCCACCTTGGCGGCACATTCGCCCCAGGCGGCCATGAGGTAGTCGGTGTCGTCGCTGAGTTCGCCGTTACTTCTCGGCGCCGCCGGGGCCAGCGTGCAGCGCGTCACGACCGGACAGCCACTGACGGTAACCTGCGGCTCCGGTGATGGCGGGGCGCTCGTGCAGGCGGCGAGCAGCATCAGGCAAAGGCTGAGCAGCCCAAGTCGCATGGGTTGGGTTTTCACGGCGGCGTTCCTTCTTCTTGAGCTGATCGGTGGCGTGAGCCTGGTGCAGGTCGGCGATGGTCTGTTGCAGAGCCTGTTGGTCGAGGCGTTGGGTGGCTACCTCGCCGGCTAGGCGGGTGATGGTGGCGGCCTGGCGGGCGTTGCGCTGTTGGGCGGTTTGCAGGCGCTCGCTGGCGAGATCGGCCTGCGCCTGGGCGGTGTCAATGCGCTGTTGCTGCACCCAGATCAGCAGGCAGAGCGCGCCGACCAGCGCGAGGCCGTAGAGGAGCTGGCGGGCGATGGTCATGCCGCGCGCTCCTGCTCGCCGGCGAACTGCGCATAGGCCCGGGCGAGCTTCACGTCGTAGAGGTTGCGGGCGTAGTTCGGGCCGTTGTAGCGGCGCGCGAACTCGGCCCACTTCCTGCCCTTGAGCGCCTTGTGCAGCGCGGGGTCGGTTTCGATGAAGGTGACGAAGGCGTCGAGCTGGGCCGCCTCGCTCAAGGCCATGGTGTCCGCGAAGTGCTGGGCGTCGTGGTAGCCGAGTCGCTGCCAGTGGTAGCCCATGATCTGGAACAGACCCCAGCTGGCGGACTCCAGCGCGGCGGCCGCGTGGATCTGCTGCGCCTGGGCGAGACGCTGATGCTCGGCGGTACCGCCGATGTAGCCGCCGGACTTGCGGTTGACCAGGGCGGGATGCTTGGCGGCGAGTGCATCAGCCTCGGCCTCGCTCAGGCCATTGGTCTGGAGTCGGGCGTGCATGACGTGCCGTTCGAACAGGATCACCGGGCGGCCGTTGCTGGCGAAGCCCTCGCCGCGGCTCTCCACCTGGTTGACGGCCATGACGCTGGCCAGCGGCACGCCGAGGCGGTCGGCGGCCTGCTGCAAGTCCTTCCGCTTGAGGTAGCGCGAGGTGTCGTAGCCGTGGAGCGCCGCCAGCGTCTTCGGGCCTGCGACGCCATCGTCCACCAGGCCGGCGCGGCGCTGGTAGGCGGCCACGGCGCGCTCGGTCTGCTCGCCGAAGTCGCCGTCCACGGCTACAGCGAAGCCGGCCAGCGTGAGTGAGGCCTGCAGGTTGCGCACGGAGAGACCGCGCGAGCCGATGATCAGAAGTTCGCTCATACGCTTTCCACCTTACGCTCGAACAGGCGCTTGGCACCGGCGCGAACGCCCTCTGCGCCGATCAGGCCGATGATGCCGCCAAAGAACGGGGCGTATTCCTGCGGAATGCCAAACAGCGCCAGACCATTGCTGGCAGCCAGGGTGATCAAGCCGCAGACGACTGATTCGATGGCGATGCGGCGCAGCGATCCGCCGCCGAGCATCAGCCGCGAGCCGGCGATGGCAGCGGACAGGCCTGCCGCATACAGGATCGGGTAATTCTCCTGGAGCCATGTGGCGAGCCAGGCCATTTCGGGACGGTCATGCATGCGTTTCATTCCACTGTCCGCTGGGCGTGAGGGTGTTGATGTGCTGGACCACTTCGCCCAGCTGAGCCGGGCTGTAGCGCTGGGGCATGGGGAAACCGAGCGCGGCGGCGCAGAACTCGCTGCAGAACCAGCGACGCCGGCTGTGCAGGCCGACCGGCAGCAGCTGGCTGCCGAACAGGCCGAAGAAGTCGTAGCCCTGACCGGCGTTGGCGCGGAACACACGGGCGATCTGGCGATAGTCCGCCCAGGGCAGCGGGATGAGGTCCCAGTGTTCGAGGTTCAGCTCGATGTGCTTGGCGCGCACGCCACCGTCCATGGCCGAGGCGGACAACCAGCGGCCATCGGCCAGGACCAGTTCGCAATGGCTGTACTTGGAGCGCGTCCAAAGGCGGACCAGGCGGTTGAACAGCGTGCCGCGACCCTTGTAGAGGGCGAGGTAGATCAGTCCCATAGGTTCACCACTTGGCGTTGTTCGGCTTGCGGGGCGGCATCCGGCAGAGTGACGGCGGTGCCGTGGGGGATTACGGGGCCGAGATCGGCGAGACCGGGGTTGGAGTCGAGGACGGCCTCGGTGACTCCGGCGGTGCGGCCGTAGTACCGCCAGCAGATGGCGTCGACGGTGTCGCCCTGGTTGGCGATCACGGTGGTCATCAGAGCAGCTCCACCGTGGTGTGGCTGATGCCGAGGATGCTGCGCAGGGCGTGGCGCGCGTCGCGGCGCAGCTCGTCGATGTTGGTGCTGTCCTCGGTGGCCTTCTGCTCGCCGCTGTTGGTTGCGTCGAAGCTGCGGTAGCGCTCGACCAGTTCGGCGGTGGCGCGGCAGTAGATGGTGCGGCGGTAGAGGTGCAGCAGCTGGCTTTCGCCCTTGATCTGCGGTGCCGGCACGTCGGACAGGGTGAGGTGGCCCTCTTCAGTACGGGCGCGGCGGTATAGGTCGAGTTCGCGGTTGGCTTCGATCATGGCGTTGATCGCGGCCACCTCGATGCGCTCGGGGGTGACGCTGGCGTCCAGGCGCATGGCGGCGCGCAGGTCGAGGCAATCGATCACCGGCCAGAAGGCGTCGTTCTCGATCTTGTGCTCTGCGGTGGTGGCGCCGGTGGCGATAAATCCGCTCATGCCTATCGCTCGAATGGGTCGGCGGTGGTCGGGGCTTCACGACTAGGCCAAGGAGAAAACCTGTCGATCCGCCCCGAGCCGCCGGGTGCGTGGGGACGCTCAGTTAGCGGAGGGTTCGCCGGTGCCGGTGCTGGCATCCGGAGCGCCCTGGTCGGCTTCGGCGCCCTTGGCCTGGTCGGGCTGGGGCTGATCGTCTGCCGGGGGCTCGCCGGTACCGGTATCGGTAGGCGCACTTTCCGCGTGTTTCTTGAGGAGGCGCTCGGCGCGCTCCAGATCCTTCTTGCCGCCGCAGCTGTTGTGCAGCTCGATGGCGCGTTTGAGCAGGTCGATGCCGAACTGCAGCCAGGCCCGTTCGTCCTGGGTGAGCGTTTCGGCGTCGTAGTTGAGCTGGGCCAACTGGGCGCGGCCTTGGGCGAGAACCAGCTTGGCGCGAGCCTCGTCGGGCATGTCCTGATCGGCGGTCAGCTCTGCGGTGCGGTTGAGGGTTACCAGCGGGAAGGGTTTGCCGGCCTTCTGGGCGTTGAGCGCGGCAGTGGCGACTTCCTCGGCTACCAGGCAGCCGGTGGTGCGGTTGAAGCGATCCGGCATCACCAGCTGGTGGCGCAGCACGTACTCGGCGATCTGCAGGCCGCCGTCGAAGTCGCTGGCATCGAAACGCCAGACCATGACGGTGACCAGCACGTCGTCCTGGGCGCCTTGGCCTGCCGAGAGCACGCCCTCAATGTACGGAACGTAATCCGGCAGCAGCTCGACCTTGAGCTTCGCCTTGCCCTCCGTCGACTGCACCTGCTTGAGGCGGAACTGGTCCTGTTGCAGCTTGGCCAGCATCACCTCGTAGCTGGTGGCACCTTCCATGAGCGTGGCGGGCGCGGCGGCTGCCGCCTCCTGGGCTGCGCGCTTGCGCAGCTGGTTACGTTGGGCAAGGGTCAGGCTCATGGCTTACACCTTCTCGATTTTCTCGACCAGGGCGACCAGGCCGAGGTCTTCCACGACGTAGGCGTCGTTGGAGGACTGGTAGTCGGCGATGCGGTCGTATTCCGGCTCGTCCTTGAGGTGGCGGCGGCGGGCGCCTTCCTGCCAGTAAATCGACAGGTTGCTCAGGGTGGTGACCAGCACGGTGCCGTCCGGGAAGTAGGGGGCGTCGACGATCGGCAGGCCGCCCAGCCGGGCGCGGGTGACGATCTCTTGTGCGGCGTTCTCTTCCTGGTTGGAGGTGGCGCCTTTCTCGACCGCGGCCAGCAACTTCTCGTGCATCAGGTTGCGCGAGACGATGACGATCAGGTCAGGGTGGCTGCGGTGCCACGGGTCGAGCATCTGGACGGCATCGAAGACCAGACCATCGAGGGTCTTGTAGTCGCCGGCGGCGCCGACGGTGACCTTGCCAACGGTGGCGCCTTCATCGAGCACGCGATCCGGAGCCTTGGTGCGGATTTTCTGCAGCCAGCCGATGTTGACGTCCTGACGCAGCGGGTAGGTTGCCGCGTTGGTGGCCGCGGCGGCGGAGACGCCGTTCCAGCCGATCATCAGGCGGTCAAGGGCCTGCCGCTGGGCGATGGCCGCGGTGAGGCGGGTCTGGAAGTCCGGGAACTTGGCCCAGGCATCGAGCAGCACGTAACGGAAGGCGCTGTCGAAGTTGGTCTGCTTGCAGGTGTAGTCGTCCTTGGACAGAGCCTGATGCTCGCCAGGGTTACGGCGGTTGCCGCCTGCGGTGTCGGTACGGCTGGCGATCGGGCCGTTGACGCCCAGCAGCAGGGCCTCGCCCGACTGCTCCATTACGCCGATGACGTTGATGCGGCCGAGCAGCGCGGTGGATTCCTGGATGGCAGTCTCGAGGTTCTGCTGCACGCTGGGCTCGACATTGAACTTGACGGCGGCGCTGTCGACGCCGTTCAGCTTGGCTACCTGTGCCAGGTAGCCGTTGTAGGCGATTCGGGTTTCGTTACGCATGGTGTGCTCCGAGTGGGCGCTGGTGATGGGTCAGAACTTGGCCAGGGCTTTGCCGTCGCCGCCGGTGGCGGGCGGGCGCTGCTGTTGGCTGTGGTCCTCGGTATCGCTGAGGCGCGTGACCAGATCGGCCAGCTCGGTTTCGAGCTTGTCGACCTTGGCGCTCAGCTCCTGGCGAGCCGTCTGTTCTGCGGTGAAGGCTTCGCCCTGCTCCTGAGCGTGCGAGGCGAGGGCCTCAACCGCTTCGGTCAGCTCGGAGAACTGGGCGTCGTCCTTGACGGCTTTGTCCTTGCTCTTGCCGAGGGCTTCCATCACGCGGGAGAACAGGCCGGCGACCTTGCTCTCGCTGTCGGTGACTTCCTCGAATTCGAGGGCAACTTCGATGGCCTCGGAGAACAGGTTTTCCGGGTCATTCTTCCGTGCCTTGAGGGGGTTGGCGTCGGGGTGCTGGGCGCTGAAGGTGAGCATCTCGGTACCCAGGCTGGCCGGGGTATCGGTGACGGCGATGCCGTCCAGGTACGCGCGACCGGTGTCGGCGAACTTCGGGCGGATCTCGATGCTGGTGAAGATCTTCTGCCGCGCCTTGTTCAGGGCGATGAGGTCGGCGGTCGGCTCGATCTGGGCGAACAGGGCCAGCTTCTTCTTGCCGGCAATGTCGACTTCTTCGGTTTTCAGGGCGACGACGTCGCCGTAGGCCTTGAACGGGCCGTCCGGCAGCAGGCTGCGGAAGTGCTCCAGCCAGACGCGGGCGCCGTAGGTGTTCGGGTTGTAGGTTTCGGCAGCGTCCACCAGCCATTGACGTTCGATGGTGCGGCCGTCGGTGGTGGCGCCTTCGACGGCGACGCGGAAGAACTTGCTGCGGTACTTCTTGGCGGTGGGGTTGCTTGCGGCCATGGGGCTTTCCTCAATCCGGGGCTGTGGGCCTTTCGTTGAGGGCATGGTCGGCACCCGGCGGGGGCGCGGCAACGCGGTTGGCGTGTAGGACAGAGCGATACAGGACGCGCCGGTAGGGGCTCGCGCGCGCGAGCGGCAGCATCGGCGCCATGAACGCTATCGTCGAACTCCCTACCGATCACCGCCGCCACGCCAAGCACCTGTATTGGCAGGGCTACCGCGTCTGCGAGATAGCCGAGCTGCTCGGCGAGAAGGAGAAGACGCTGCACAGCTGGAAGGCCCGGGACGAGTGGGACCGGGCTACGCCGTTGGAGCGCATCCAGGCGGCAACCGAGGCCCGCCTGGTGCAGCTGATCCTCAAGGAACCGAAGAGCGGCTCGGATTACAAGGAGATCGACCTGCTCCACCGGCAAATGGAGCGGCAGGCCCGAATCCAGCGCTATCAGGACGGTGGTACCGAAACCGACCTCAACCCGGAGCTGGCCAAGCGCAACGCCGGGGAGAAGCGTAAACCCAAGCGCAACGACATCACAGAGGAGATGGTCGAGAAGCTCGTCGAGGCGTTCCTCGACGGGTGCTTCGACTACCAGAAAGACTGGTACCGAGCAGGTAACCAGCGCACTCGGGCCATTCTCAAGAGCCGGCAGATCGGCGCGACGTTCTACTTCGCCCGCGAGGCGTTGATCGATGCGCTGACCACCGGGCGCAACCAGATCTTCCTGTCGGCCAGCAAGGCGCAGGCGCATATCTTCAAGGCGTATATCCAGGCCTTCGCCCGCGACACGGTCGGGGTGGAACTCACCGGCGACCCGATCATTCTGCCGAACGGCGCCGAGATGCACTTCCTGGGTACCAACGCGCGCACCGCCCAGGGCTACCACGGCAATTTCTACTTCGACGAATTCTTCTGGACGTTCAAGTTCAACGAGCTGAACAAGGTGGCCAGCGGTATGGCCATGCAGAAGCAATACCGGCGCACCTATTTCTCGACGCCCAGCTCGATGGCGCACGAGGCCTATTCGTTCTGGACGGGTGAGCGCTTCAACAAGGGCAAGCCGGCGGCCAAGCACCTCAAGCTGGAGGTGAGCCACGACGTGCTGCAGCAGGGGCGGCTGTGCGAGGACCGGATCTGGCGGCAGATCGTCACCATCCTGGACGCCGAAGAGCGTGGCTGCGACCTGTTCGATATTGACGAGCTGCGCCTGGAGTACGACGCGGCGGCCTTCCAGAACCTGCTGATGTGCCAGTTCGTCGACGACGGGGCGAGCATCTTCCCGCTCAACCTGCTGCAGCCGTGCATGGTGGACAGCTGGTCGGTGTGGACGGACTACCAGCCGATGGCCATGCGGCCGTTTGCTGATCGGCAGGTATGGGTGGGCTATGACCCGGCCGAGTCTGGCGATTCCGCCGGCCTGATCGTAGTGGCGCCACCGCTGGTACCGGGCGGCAAGTTCCGCGTCCTGGAGCGGCATCAGTTCCGCGGGATGGACTTCAACGCCCAGGCCGAGACGATCCGCCAGGTGACGCGCCGCTACTGGGTGACCTACATCGGCATCGATACCACCGGTCTGGGCAGCGCGGTGGCGCAGCTGGTGCGCCAGTTCTTTCCGGGCTTGAAGACCTTCTCCTACAGCCCGGAGGTGAAGACGCGCCTGGTGATGAAGGCTTGGGACGTGATCAGCAAGGGCCGGCTGGAGTTCGACGCCGGCTGGACTGACCTGGCGTCGTCGCTGATGGCCATTCGCAAGACGGTCACTCCCGGCGGGCGCCAGTTCACCTATACCGCCGGGCGCAATGAACACACGGGCCACGCCGACCTGGCTTGGGCGCTTTTCCACGCATTGCACAACGAGCCGCTGGAGGGCCAGACCGTGGCCAACACCGGCATCATGGAGATTTATTGATGAGCAAACGTCGCAACCGTAACCAGCAGGTGGCCACCACTGACCAGGTGCGCGAGGGCGAGGTGCTGGCCAATGGTGAGGGCGGTCAGTCGATGGCCTTCACCTTTGGCGATCCGATGCCAGTGCTCGATGGCCGCGAGATCCTGGACTACCTGGAATGCTGGGCCAATGGCCGCTGGTACGAGCCGCCGGTCTCGCTGGACGGGCTGGCGAAGTCGTCGAAGGCGAGCGTCTATCTACAGTCGGGCCTGATCTTCAAGCGCAACGCGCTGGCCCGCACCTTCATCCCGCACCGGCTGCTCAGCCGGGCGGCCTTCGAGCAGATCGTCATGGACTGGGGCTGGTCGGGCAATCTGTACCTGGAGAAGCGCGACAACATGCTTCGCCAGGCGATCGGCCTGCAGCCCTGCCTGGCGAAGTACATGCGGCGCGGTACCGACCTTGCGACCTACTACCAGGTGCGCGGCTGGAAGGACGAGCACGAGTTCAAGACCGGCAGCATCTGCCACCTGCGGGTGGCGGATATCAACCAGGAGATCTACGGGCTGCCGGAGTGGCTGCCGGCCCTGCAGAGCGCGCTGCTCAACGAGAGCGCCACGCTATTCCGGCGCAAGTATTACCAGAACGGCAGTCACGCCGGCTTCATCCTGTACATGACCGACGCGGCGCAGAACGAGGACTTCGTCACCGACCTACGTAACGCGATGAAGAACAGCAAGGGCCCTGGCAACTTCCGCAACCTGTTCATGTACGCGCCGAACGGCAAGAAAGACGGGTTGCAGCTGATCCCCATCAGCGAGGTGGCGGCGAAGGATGACTTCGGTGCGATCAAGAACATCAGCCGCGACGACCAGCTGGCGATGCTGCGCATCCCGCCTCAGCTCATGGGCGTGGTACCGCAGAACGCGGGGGGCTTCGGGTCGATCCGGGAGGCGTCGCAGGTGTGGGCCGTCAACGAGCTGGAGCCGGAGCAGGCCCGGCTGCGGCAGATCAACGACTGGCTGGGGGAGGAAGTGGTGCGGTTCAATCCTTACGATTTACCGTCGACCAGCAGCTAGTCCATCAGCACCATCGAAAAAGCCGCCCGCAGGCGGCTTTTCGGTGCTTGCTCAGTTCTGATCGATCACTTCTAGAATGTTGCCGTTGAGGTCGACCTTGGCCTTGACGGAGTTTCTCACCATGCCCCCGAAGGCGTTGCGGCCTCGGAAATGGGTCAACACCACCAGATGGTCGCCTCGATCCCAGTAGCTGGTCTCGTCGTGCTCATAGCTGTCCGGATCGTTCATTGACTTCTTGATGGCCCGTTCCAAGGTTCTGTGTGAACCATCCCAGGCGCTGAACTGGCTCTCGATCAACTTCTTGCGAGCCTCCGCTGCTGCCGCCTTTTCCTTTTCTTCCTGGACTGCCTTGGCATAGCTGTTTTGCTGTTCGGTGTACTTCTTGTTGTCCGGGAAGAGGGTGGCGAGTTTGCCGTAAATTTCGGCCAGCTTGGCTTGGTCGACGGTCTTGGCGACCTCCTCGAGGAGGGTGGCCTCTTGTGCTTTTCTCTTCTGCAATTCAATGCCGGCCCTGGCTGAGGCCAGGGCCTTCTGCAGGTCCGCGTCTTGGACGTTGGCGTACTGGGTCAACTGGCTGGTGACTTCGCTGAAATTGCCGGCCGACAGGCTGGCTGTGGCCTTGCCAAGGATGGACTCACGGTTGGCCGCGAACTCCTCGGCTTTCTTCTGCCGTTCTTCGGCCTGGGCCGCAGCAAGCTGCTTGGCCTCCTCGATTTTCTTGGCCTCTGCATCGTTCTGCGCACCGACCCCAATAGCCATGAAGGCAGCAAAGATCAGGGCCGTCACAGTGATGGCGCGGGACTTAAGGCTTAGCGCCTTATTGGTGACCCGGTAGGCGTAGCTGCGAATGGGCGGAAGCAAGAACAGTCCGCCAGCGACAAATAATAGAGCCGCCACCGGCATCTCGATCACCAACAGCAGACCGAAAAGCACCAGGACGATGCCACCGATCCAGCTAAGCACCTTGAATAGCTGATTCAT